AAAGCGGGTGAGACGGCGATCGACGTAGGCCCATCTATATAAGTTCTTGAGTGCTAACACTTTAGCGGAATTGAACGGAAATCAGCCCGAAAAGCCACCGATGGGCATCCGCGCGTATGCCCGTCATCGAGGGTGTTCGGCGCCGTCGGTGCTGCGCGCGATCGCGCGGGGGCGGTTGGTGCATTCCATTGTCCTGGTGCAGGGGAAACCGCAGATCGCCGACCCGGACCTGGCCGACCGGGAATGGGCTGAGGCGACCGACCTCTCGCGTGCGCCGGGCAGCGTGAAGGAACGCGTCGATCCGCCCGTTACGCCGACCCCTGTAACGGACGCCGTCACGGAGCCTGTAACGCCGCCTCAGGTTGTAACGCCCCACGCCGAGCCTCCGCGTCTGTCGCCGCTCGCCGAAGCCTCCGCCACCGAGAAACTATGGAAGGCGCGGCAAGCTGAACTGAGTTACCGGCGTGAGGCGGGTGAACTCGTCGAGGTCTCGGTCGTGGCCGCCCTGCACGCCGACGCGATCATGGTGGCCCGCACGAAGTTGCTCGGGGTGCCGAGCAAGTTCAAGACGCGCGTGCCCGAGACGACCACGGCCGCGGTGCGCATCCTGGACCAGCTGATTCGGGCCGCGCTGCAGGAGCTCGCGGCCGACGACGCGTCCCAAGAGAGTGCCGCCTCGTGATGGCGGCCGGGGTCGCCCCCCTCGAGGCGTATCACGCGGCGATTCGCGAGGCCTGGCGTCCGCCGACCCACCTGACGCTGTCGGAATGGGCGGACCGCTACTTCTACTTGTCGCCGGACTCCGGGGTCGCCGACCCGGGCCAGTGGACGACGCTCCCGTACCAGAAGGGCGTCATGGACGCCATCACAGATCCCTTGGTGGAGTCGGTGTCCTGGATGAAGAGCGCCAGGGTGGGCTACACGCGCATCATCCTGGCGGCGACGGGCTACTACATTCACCAGGACCCGTGCCCTATCATGCTGGTCTCGCCAACGCTGGACGATGCGGAGGAGTTCAGCAAGGAGGAAATCGCGCCGACGCTCCGCGACTGCAAAGTGCTGGCGGCGATCGTGCCGGAGGCGACCGGCCGGGACGGTAAAAACACCATCACGCTGAAGCGGTTCCGCGGCGGGGTCCTCGACCTGGTCGGCGCGAACAGCGGCCGCGGCTTTCGGCGCAAGGGCCGGCGCGTCGTGTTCCTGGACGAAGTCGACGCCTATCCCGTGAGCGCGGGGGCCGACGGCGATCCGATCAAGCTCGCCATCCGACGCACCGAATACTTCTGGAACCGCAAGATCGTGGCGGGCAGCACGCCGCTCATCGGCGGGCTCAGCCGTATCGAGAAGCTATTTCTCGCGGGCGATCAGCGGCGCTACTACGTGCCGTGTACGCAATGCGGGGAGATGGCCTATCTGGTCTTCCGCCGCGAGCAGATGGAAGGGGGCGAGCCGGCCGGCCACTTCATGGCGTGGCCCAAAGGCAAACCCGAGGCGGCGCACTTCGTCTGCCGCGAGTGCGGCGGCGTCATCGAGCACAAGGACAAACGCGCCATCGTGGAAGCCGGTGCGTGGCGGGCGCACGCGCCCTTCACCGGTCACGCGAGTTTCCACCTCTGGGCGGCCTACAGCTATTCCCCGAATGCCAGCTGGGGCCAGCTCGCCCAAGAATTCGTCGAGGCCAACGCGGCGGGGCGCGAGGAGCTCAAGACCTTCGTCAATACCGCCCTCGGGGAAACCTGGGTGGAACGTGGCGATGCGCCGGAATGGGAGCGCCTCTATGCCCGGCGCGAGCTCTACAAGGCGGGAACCGTTCCCGAGGGCGTGCTGTTCGTCACGATCGGCGTCGACGTGCAGAAGGCGTCCCTCATCTACGAGGTCGTGGGGTGGGGCCGCGGGAAGGAATCGTGGTCGATCGACGCCGGCGTCCTCGAGGGCGACACATCGGACACGTCGCCGGCGGGACCCTGGCCCGAACTCGCGGTCATCCTCGATCGCGCGTATCGCACCCCCGGCGGCATCGAGCTCGCGGCCCAGCGGATGGCGGTCGATTCCGGCGCCTATACCCAGACCGTGTACGGCTGGTGTCGGCAATTCCCGTTGTCTCGCGTCGCGGCCATCAAAGGGTTCGACCACGGTGCCGCACTGGTGGGGATGCCGCAGCGCGTGGACGTCAACATGGGCGGCAAGAAGCTGAAGCGCGGATATCGCTACTGGCCGGTCGTCGGTCCGATCGCGAAGGCGGAACTCTACGGTTGGCTGCGCCTGCCGACACCGACCGATGAAGCCCGCGCGGCTGGCGTGCACGAAGCGCCCGGGTACTGCCATTTTCCCGAGTATGGCGAGGAGTACTTCAAGCAGCTCACCGGCGAGCAGCTCGAGAAGGGGAAGTGGGTCCCGGTCCCGGGGCGACAGAACCACGCGCTCGACTGCCGCGTCTACGCGCGCGCCGCGGCGATGATGTTCGGACTCGATCGGTTCAAGGAAGCCGACTGGCGGCGGCTCGAGGTGCACCAGGGCGTGCCCGCGCCGGCGCCACCGATCGTGAGCCAAGCGACACCCGAGGACCTGCCGACGCCACCGGTGGTCGCGGTCGCGCCGCCGCCGACTCCCGATTGGGCGCCCGTCCGGCCACGCCACAAGCACTGGATGGGGCCGCGACGTTCGTCGTGGCTGCGAGGCCGGCGATGAAGACGAAGCTGCACATCCCGGTCGAGACCTGGCGACGAATGCAGGCATTCTTCGAGGCCGGCTGTACCGGCGTGATCGTGCTCGAGGTGTACCGCGGCAAGCTCCGACACACGCTCGTGACCGAACGCCTCGAGAACCTCGACGAGGTCGAGAAGAAATATGCCGCGGCCGCGGTTGACGCGAATGCTACTATCCTCTCACCGTAAAACTTCGGGCCCCTGCCTGACCCGACGCCGCGTGTGCGCCTTGGTGCGCACGAGTCACATGCGCGCGCGTCGCCCTCCGGCATGCCCCTCTCTTGAACCTCCTTCTGGATCGTTCACGTAGGGGCTATGGCCATCACGCAAGCGCAATACGACGCGTACCTCCAGCAGGCGATCGACGACTTCGCCGCGCGCAAGGGCGCTGACGCGATCGCGTTCGCCGATCAAAACGTCCATTTCATGTCCTGGGACGAAATCTGGGAGTGGCTGCGCTTCCTGAAGAGCCAGATCCCCGGCGTCTCGCGCACGCGCCTCGCGGCGACGCGGAAGGGTGTCTGATGGCGACACGCACTCGCCGCCGCCTCCTCGTGCGCTCCAACTGGAGCGATCGTGTTGTGTCCGCGGTGGCACCACAGTGGGGGTTGAAGCGCCAGCGCGCGCGCATCGCCTCGGCGCTCCTCACACACACGCTCGAGCAGCGGCACTACGAAGCGGCCTCTGGCGGACGGCGCACCATGGGGTGGCGGAAGAGCAGCGCCGACGCCAACGCCGCGATCGGGCCGGCGCTCCATTCGCTTCGCGCGAGTGCACGTGACCTCGTGCGGAATAATCCGTACGCGGCGAGCATCCTCAATACGATCGCGGATCACACCGTGGGCACGGGCATCGTCCCGAGTTCAGAGAACGCCAAGGCCATGGCGCTGTGGAAGCGCTGGGCGGAAACCACCGCGTGTGATGCCGACGGTCGGAATGACATCTACGGCCTCCAAAAGCTCGTGATGCGAACGGTCGTCGAGTCGGGTGAGTGCCTGGTCCGCCGGCGCTGGCGCCGCATGGAAGACGGGTTGCCGATTCCGTTGCAGCTGCAGGTGCTCGATCCGGATTTTCTCGACACGACCAAGGACCAGCAAACGCTCCCGAACGGTGGGCGGATCGTGCAAGGAGTGGAGTTCGACGCCTTGGGCCGTCGGGTGGGGTACTGGCTCTTCAAAGAACACCCGGGATCGGCCTACAGCGCGGGTGGGCTTAACACCTCGAGGATCCCAGCGAGCGAAATCCTGCACGTCTTCAAGCAGGCGAGCCCTGGGCAAGTGCGTGGCCCCTCCTGGTTCGCGCCGACCCTGCTGCGCTTCAAGGACTTCGACGAGCTCGAAGACGCCGTCCTCATGAAGCAGAAGATCGCGGCATGCCTCGCGGTGTTCTACACCGACGTCGACGGCACGAATGAACGGCTCGGGGTCGTGAGCGATGAGGAGCAGCTCGACGACGACGTCGACATGCTCGAGCCGGGCATCATCAAGAACGTCCCCCCGGGCCGATCGGTCGAGATTGTCCAGCCCCCGTCGGTCGACGAGTATCCCGAGTACTCGAAGACGGTCCTGCGCGCGATCGCGACAGGCATGGGCGCGACGTACGAGGACACCACGGGCGACTATGCCGACATGCCCTTCAGCGCGGCGCGGATGTCCCGCATTCGGCACTGGGCCGGGGTCGACGATTGGCGCTGGCGGACCGAGATTCCACAGTTCTGCGCGCCGGTCTGGGGCTGGATGGTCGAGGCCGGCCGCATCATGTTGGAAGTCAGCGGTGATGCCGAGGCAGAGTGGACGGCCCCGCCGATGCCGATGGTCGATCCGGTCAACGAAGGGCTCGCGTACCAACGGAACATCCGCACCGGGATTCAGACACTCTTCGAGGTGCTGCGCGAGCGCGGGTTCCGGCCGGCGGCGGTCCTCGCCGAGCACAAAGCCGTGGCCGAGATGCTCGACAAGTTGGGCCTGAAGCTCGACTGCGATGCACGGTATCTCACTCAGGCGGGACAACTACAGGGCAGCGCCGCGGCCGCGTCGACGACCGAGGTCAAGGACCCCGCGCGGGAGCAGGCACTCGCCGCCTGGCCGCGACGATGACGGACGCCAGGCCGGTGATCGTCTCGTGCTACTTCGCGGCACGCGGCGGCGGCGATCACTGGCGTCGCATGGCCTCCGTGCTGCGGTCCACGGCCTCGGACTACTGCCCGGGGTGGGATCAGGACATCCGTGAGATGGCCGCCCCGACGGCCGTCGGGGGGAAGCGCGCGGGCGATACCGCGAACAGCGCGAAATTGTCGCACTGGACCGACGCCGTGATGGCCGCGGCCGACGGACAGCGGATCTTGCTCATCGACACCGACACGGCGATTGTGCGCTCCCTCGACTCGATCTGGGATCGGTCGTTCGACCTGGCCTACACCACGAAGCGCGACACGTTTCCCTTCAACGCCGGGGTGATCTTTCTGCGCGTGAGCGCCACGACGCGCGCGTTCATGGCCGCGTGGCTCGCGGAGAACCAGCGGCTCTACCGGGATCCGGCGGCGCACAACCGGTGTCGCATGAAGCACGGCGGGATGAACCAGGCCGCGCTCGGGTCCCTCATGGACCAGGGGGCGGCCGCGTGGCGCGCGCTGGACGTGCTCGAACTGCCGTGTACAGAGTGGAACTGTGAAGACAGCGCGTGGGCGCACTTCGATCCCGCGAGGACACGCATCCTCCATGTGAAGGGGAGCTTCCGGTTTGAGCTGCTCGGCCCGTCGATGATGAGAAATTCGGCGCGCCGGCCGGCAGCGGAGTTTTGGCGGTCCCGCGATCGCGCGGTCATGGAGGCACGGGCATGACGTTACGACGGAATCCAGTGTTCCTGCTCTCCGTGCAGCAGCGCCGCGTCCTAGCCCTGATTCAGGCGTATCACCGCGTCACGCGTGAGCCGTGCCCGGGCAGGTATCTAGCTAGGCGCTTGACGTTGCACATTTCCACCATCCAACAGCATCTCGAAGTGCTGCATCGGAAGGGGCATATCAGGGGCCCAAATCCGCCAGCGGTGCCGCTCGATACCCGTCAACGTGACGGTACCGACAATTTGACGGGCATCTAGTCTCGATCTTCGGGGCGATGCTCATGTCTCCAATCAGACATGAAATCGCCGTCCAAGGCCCAGCCCGTCAGCAAAGACATCCCTATGCTCGCTCTGCGTGCGAGCGTTGGCACCATCGACGAAGACACCCGGACCGTCGAGCTCGTCTTTTCGACCGGGGCGCCTGTCGAGCGGTACGACTGGTGGACGGGTAAGCGTTTCATCGAGAAGCTCTCCCTCAAACCCGCGCACATCCGCCTGGATCGCTTGAACAGCGGCGCGCCGCTGCTCAACACGCACTCGGCGTATTCGCTCGACGACCAGATTGGCGTCGTGGTCGATGGATCGGCGCGCCTGACGAAGACAGAAGCCGGCGCCACGGTGCGGTTCGCGCGCACCGACGACGTCGAGAACATCTGGCAGAAGGTCAAGGACCGGATTGTCCGCAACGTCTCCGTCGGCTACCGGGTCCACAAGTTCGAAGAGGACGCCGGCGACAACAAGATCCCGGTCCGCACCGCCATCGACTGGGAACCCTACGAAATCAGCATGGTCCCGATGCCCGCCGACTGCGGCGCGCAGACGCGCGACACCGACCAACAGTCCCTCAACCCGTGCGTGCTTGTTACGCGCGCTGTTTCTCAGGAGACGCCATCCATGGCCGACACGAATACTTCCGCCGCTGAGTCCATTGTGGAGCGCGACCCGCTCGACCCCGGCGCGCCACTGACCACGGCGGCCAAGCCGGCCGCCAGTGCACCCGCGGAAACGGACGCGACGCGTGCCGCCGATCAGGAGCGGGACCGTATCGAGGGCATCATGGCCGGCTGCCGCGCTGCGCTGATCCCGGCCGAGCTGATGGACAAGATGATCAAGGACAAGACGCCCTTGGTCGACGCGCAGCGGCAGATCTTCGCCGAGCTGCAGCGCCGCGGCTACGACCAGGCCGGCCCCCAGCACACGGCGGCGCAACGCCCGGACATTCGCATGACTGACGACACGATGGTGCACCTCCGAGCGGGCATGGTGAATGGCCTCCTGCATCGCCTGTCACCACAGCATTTCAAGCTCGAGGACGTCGGGCGGTCCTACCGCGGCCTGAACATGCTCGGCCTCGCCGAGATGTTCCTGCGGGCCCGGGGGATCCGGACCACCAACCTGTCGAAGATGGAGATCGCCGGCCTCGCGCTCGGCCTCCGCGGTGGCATTGGGCAGCACTCCACGTCTGACTTCGCCGACATCCTGGGCGACGTCGCGAACAAGAGCCTGCGCAAGGCGTACGACGAGGCGCCGCATCGGTGGCAGGCGCTCGCCACGCCCCGCACCTTCACCGACTTCAAGCCGGTGAACCTGGTGCAGTTGGGTGATGCGCCAGGCCTCGAGGAGATCGGCGAGGGCGGCGAGTACACGTCCGGGACCATTTCCGATGGCAAGGAAGTGGCGCAGCTCGTCACATACGGCCGGAAGTTCGCGATCACGCGCAAGGCCATCATCAACGACGACACCGACGCGTTTTCGCGGTTGCCGATGATGTTTGGGCGCCGGGCACGCGCGAAGGAGTCGGACCTGGTCTGGGCGCAGCTCACGGGGAACCCCGTGATGGCGGACGGCAACGAGCTGTTCTCGGCCGCGCACTCCAACCTGGCGGCCGTTGGCACCGCGATCGACATCTCGTCGCTCGGTGCGGGTCGAGCGTCCCTGCGGAAGCAGACCAGCCTCGACGGGCAGTACATGAACCTTGAGGCGCGCTACCTCCTCGTCGGACCGAATCAGGAGACGCTCGCCGACCAGTACGTGACGGCGATCACGGCCAACGCGGGATCGTCGGTCAATCCGTTCGCCGGGAAACTCACGGTGATCGCCGAGCCGCGGTTCGAAACCGCCGACTACGGCGCCTGGTGGCTCGCGGCCTCGCCGGAGCAACTCGACATGATCGTCTACGGCTACCTCGACGGCCAGGAAGGCCCGATGGTCGAGAGCATGGTGGATGTCGACGTCGATGGCGTCACGGTCCGCTGCCGGCTCGATTTCGCGGCCAAGGTGGTGGATCACCGCGGCTTCTACAAGAACGAGGGCACCAGCTAGGCCGCGAAGGCCTGGCGTGCCGCTCTAAGAGCACAAGGAGACGCGAGACATGAACAACTTTCATCAGGTCGGCAAGGTCCAGGACTTCGTGGCCCCCTCGAATGGAGTCGTCGCCGGCAGCTTCTACTCGTTCACTGGCCTCATCTGCTGCGCCGTGGACTCGGCTGCGGAAGGCGCGACCTTCCGCGGCCAAATTTGCGGCGTGTTCCGGGTGACCAAGGCCGGTTCGCAGGCGTGGGCCCATGGCGTGGCCGTCTATCTTACGGCCGGTTCGGCGACGACCTTTACCACCACGTCTGGTGGCAACACGCTGGCCGGAAAAGCGGCGGGGGTGGTCGGGGCTGGCGCTGGCGAGACCGAAGGCCTCGTCCTGCTGAACGGCCTCCCGGCGTAGCTGGACACGCGATGGGTCTGGGAACGCTGCGCGCGCTCGCGCTCGATTTGAACTTCAGCGCGATCGCGCACGGCGTCCCAGCCATCGTCACCGTTCCCGACCAAGCTCCCATCGAGACGCGCGTGATCTGGCTCACGACGACGCCAGAGGACATGCCGCCGGGCGCCATGTTCACCAGGAGCGATCCGCGTCGCGTGATGGCGCTCAGGCGTGACGAGGTCGCGAGCGTGCCGGTGGGCACCGTGATCGTGGCACCCGAGAAGGACGGCGATGACACCGAGGCCTGGGTCGTGGATGGCCATGAGCGCCAGGAAGCCGATCACAATCGCGTCATCGTGCGACGGCAGTGTGAGGCCTGATGGCGCTGAGCCGACGGCAACGCATCCTCGAGGCGCTGCAGGCGCGCGTCGAAGTGATCCGCGTGGAGAACGGGTTTCAGACGGACCTCGGGAAGACGGTGCAGCTCGGCGTGCTGCCGACGTTCGGTCCCGACGATCCGCCACAGGTGCTCGCGATTCTCCCCGGTGAAGACGTCATCGGTGATCTACAACTCGGGAAGGTGCCGATCATGCTCCCGGTCAATTTCGCGGTGCTCGTCAAGCCCGACGTGTCGGAACCGTGGGTGATCGTCGAACAAGGCCTGAGCGACATCAAGAAGGCCGTGGAGTTAGAGGATCGCTCGTTGGGTGGGCTCCTGTCGCCCGGACGGAATAACGCGGAGGGGCTCGTGCGCGGCTCGACCGAGACGATGGAGCGCCGCTCAGGGTCCGAGGTGGTCGGCGCCTTGATTACTTACGGCGCGAAGTATTCCGAATCGTGGGGGCTCCCGGAGGCGTGATGGCGAGTGCATCGGTGAACTTCGACACGCGCGGCTGGACGGAGGCCTTCGACCGCATGGGTCGGGCCGGCCAGGTGGCGAACGCGCGCGCGTTGAACCGCACGATCGCGAGCATTCGCGCGGCGCTCATTCCGGACGTCGCGTCGGACGTGGGTGTGAAGCAGAGCACCGCGCGGGAGCAGTTCCGCACGGAGAGCGCGCGGCCAGATGCCCTAGTCGCGCGGCTCACCGTGAGCGGCAAGCGGCTCCCGCTCATCGACCTCGATGCACGGGGCCCCGAGCCCTCCAAGGGCAAGGGCCGCGGGGTCACCGCGCGAGCGCAGGCCGGTCGGAAGCGCTATCCGACCGCCTTCATCGCCACGATGCGCTCGGGCCATCGCGGCGTCTATCAGCGATCGCGGACGTCCCGGCTCCCGATTCGTGAACTCTTTGGTCCGTCGTTGCCTCATGTCTTTGCGAAGTACCTGCCGAAGGGCCTCGCGATGGCGGAAGAGGTGTTGGTGAAGAACCTCGAGCATGAGCTCGAATTTGCCCTTTCACAGGGAGGCTAGATCGTCATGGGACTACCAAACGCCTATCCGTATGAAGTCATGGGAGCCCCACACTCCCTGTATATCGGGGTCGTGGGCCTCGCACGCCCGGCGATCGATGCCGCGCCAGCCGCGGACTGGAAACTCGTCGGCACGGCCGGCAACCGGAGCTACGCCGAAGAGGGCGTGCGGGTGAACAGCCCGGCCGCGTACAACATTTTCCGCGGCCTCGGCCAAGCGGCGCCGCGCAAGTACTTCCGATCCGAAGAGGACGTGAAGATCGCCGTCACCCTCGCGGACATGACGCTGGAATCCCTGGCGTCCGCGTTCAACAAACTGTCCACGGACGTGGTCGAAGCCGGCGCGACCCGGACGCTCGGCCTCTCGCGGGGGTTGGGCGTGCAGACCATGGCGCTCCTTGTGCGCGGCCCCTCACCCTACATGGACGACGGCTTCGCCCAGTTCTGGGTCCCGGCCGCGTGCAACATCAGCTCGGTCGAGCTCGCCTTCCGGCGCGACAACGCCACGACGTATCCCTTGGAGTTCGGCGCTGTCTGGTACGACCTGGCGGCCGCCGGCGAAGAGATGGGCGTCATGGAAGCCAACGACGGCACCACGTAGCGGCTGAGGGCGACATGCCCACGGCCGACGAACTTCAGGCGCGATACCGGCAAGCGCTGGTCGACGTCGCCTTTCACAAAGCTGCGGTCCGACGGCATCGCGATGCTCTCCGGGCCGCAGCGAGAACGCTTGGGGCTGTGTCAGCGCAGTGCCAGGACCGCGGTATCTCGCTGACAGATCTGCCACCTGGCGCAGAAGCAAAGGAGCTTCATGGCCGCACCGATTCTCAACCTCAACACCCTCGTTGATCGTCCCACCGTGGTCCTCGATGGCATCGAGTACTGGCTGCTCACGTACGAAGTGCTCCCACCGCTCGACAGCTACCAACTCCAGGCCATGAATCGGCGCGTGGCCGAACTGATGAAGCGGGAGGACGCGCTCTCCGAGGCCGAGATCCTGGAACTGCAGGCCCTGCCCAACCGTATTGCGCACATCGTGCTCGAGGCCCCGGACGAGGTGCACGCGAAACTCAACGACCGCCAGCGCATGCAGATCGCGTACGCGGCGATGACGACTTTTCTGCTGGACCTGAAGAAGTCTTCGCCGGCGTCAGGTCCGGCGCTGCCGGCAGCCCCATCGACTGGGGTGACATCGTCCCCCGGCTCACCCGGTTCTACGGGGGCGACCCCCTGATGTGGCTGACGCGGATGCCCTCGGCGCTCGTGCGCGCGTGTCTGCAGATGCTGCCACGCCTCGAGGCTGAAGAGTCCGTGTTGGCGGCGAACCGCTACAAGGTCGGCTCCGGGACGCTACCCAAAGAACAGCACGACGCGATCGCGGGCGCGTGGGAACAGCAGGCTGATCGTCCACGACCGAAGGCGGATCCGAGCGCCCTGGTGGCGCACGGGTTCCAGGTGCGCAAGGTCAAAGGACGGAAGCGATCGAAGCGGCCTGTGCCAGCCACGACATAGACCTTCATGGCGTTCAACGCGAGAGTAGGCCGCGCCGTTTTAGAGCTCACCACCGACTCTGCGTCGTACGACGCGGCGATCGATAAGGCGCGGGCCAACGCGAAATCACTGGGGGGGGACTGGAAACAGACGGCCGCCGATCTGAAGGCCTTCGCGGCGAGTTACCAGGGCGCCGCCCGTCAGGTCGCCAGCCTCACCAACGAGTTCCTCGGGGATAAGCAAATCGCCCACGCCAATCACATGGTGACGGCGATCAAGAACGTCGGAGGTGCCACCAAGCTCACCGCGGCGGAACAGGCGCGCGCCAACGTGATCCTCAACGAAGCGCTCGCGAAATATACCGCACTCGGACAGCAAGCCCCGAAGGCGATGATCGAGACCGAGGCCGCCACGCGGGGCGCGACACAGGCCACCGGTGGGTTTGGCGCGGCGGTCCTTGGGGCGGGCCGATCGGTGCTGACGATGGCCGCGGGGGTGTTGACGGCGCAGGTCGCGTTCAACGCCGTGCGTGGGGCCGTCAGGATGCTGGCGACGGAGCTCCAGACGCTCACCCTCCATGGCGCGGCCGTGGCGGACGTCGCGGAAAACTACGAGCATCTCACCTCGCAGGCGGGTCACCTGGGTCGTCAGCTGCTGACCACCCTCCGGGCCGGGACCCACGCGACGATCACCGACTTCGAACTGATGAAGATGGTGAACCAGGACCTGTCGGCTGGGATGCGTTTAACCGAAGGGCAGTTCAGGACGCTCGCGGAAGGGGCTTTCGCGCTCGCGCAGGCCACGGGGGGAGACGTCGCGACCGCCCTCGAAACGATGAACGACGCGATGCTGACCGGACGCACGCGATCGCTGGCGCTCCTCACGGGGAAGATCAACGAGACCGCCGCGGAAGAACGGTTCGCGCGCTCGCTCGGCGTGACAGTGCAGCAGCTGAACGAGGAAGGCAAGCTCGAAGCGCGGCGCATCGCCATCCTGGACGCGGTCACCGCCGCTACTGAGCGCCTCGGCGAACAGACCGACGGTCTGGACGAACGCGTGGCGCAGGCGCGCGTGTTCTGGAGCAATTTCGAGAACGACCTCGGCCGCACCATTGCGACGTCGTCGGTCCTGGAAGCTGGCATGGTGGGCATCAAGACCGCCCTCGAGGACGCCTTCGGGGCCGACCGGCAACAGGTGATCGCCGGGATTGCCAGGGAGGTCGATGACGTCGCGATCGCGCTCGTGGGCCTGGCGCAAATCGGCGTCACCTCCGCCGGGTTCCTCGTCAAGGAATGGTACGCCGTCAAGAAGATCTACGGAGACGTGCGACAGGTCCTCGACCTGGTCACGCTTGGCACGTTGTATCTCGGCAAGGCGCAGATGGCGCTCCCGAACGCCATCGGGATTGGTACGCAGGCCTGGAAGCAGAACGACCAGGCGATCCGAGATCTCCAGGAGTCCATCAAAGCCCGCGGCGCGGCGCTGCAGGCCGACCACAAGGCGCAGCAAGCCGTGGACGGCACGACCGCGCGACTGACAGCCACCCTTGAGCAGCTGCGCGCCAAGATGATTGCGGCGAGAACGGAGAGTGCCAACGCGACGGCCGCGACAAACGTGGGCCGTGTGGCCACAGACCGTGCCGCAGACGCGAACGAGCGCTTCATCGATACCGCCGCGCGCACGGCCGCCGAGCTCAAGAAACGCTCCGCCGGTGACGCCCTCTTCGGTCGCGATCTCATCGCGCGCGCCAACGACTTTGCCGCGGCCCTCGGGGACATCAGTAACGTCTCACGCCTGTCAGCGGAGAAGCAGCGCGAAGTGCACACAGCGGTCACCGCCGCGATCGCGGTCTATGAGCGACTCAGTGAGGTTGCCCCAGACAACCTCCGGATGATTGCCGACGCGACGGCGGACCTCCTGGTCAACACCACGGACGCGAACGGGGCCATCCGGGACTCGATGCAACTCTTCGAGGCGATGCCGGCCACGATCAACTCCGCCGCGGCCTCGATCGAGGGCCGGTGGCTGCCCGCGCTGCATGGCGTGGCATCGGCCTACGAGAACGCGGCACGGCGAGCGCAGGAGCTCAAGGAGCTTGAAGACCAGGGCTTCCTGAGCACCCCGCCTGTCATCAGGAATGAAGACGCTTCCGGAGAGGCCAGGCAGATTGCGCGGACACGACTCCAGGAGCGCCTGGAAGAACAGCGCGATCAGGCGGTGCAGTTCTGGAAGCGCCAGGGGAAAGAGATCGAAGGGGCGACTCTCGGCCGACTCGGCTCGCTCGCATTCGGACAACTCGGCCACGACATCGACGGATCGTTGAAGGCCGCTGCCCAGGAGGCCGAACTCGACTTCCGCAAGCTCGAGCGCACCGGGAAGGCGACCGCCAAGGAGCTCGAGGTCGCGTTCGAACGGTGGCGCGAGGCGGAGGACCGCGCCAACCTCACCTTCAGTGAACGGTGGTCGCAGTTCTGGGGCGGCATCCAGAAGACGTTCGTCAACGTCCTCGATGACATGCTGCAGTACTTCCTCGGGAATTTCCTGAAGGGCCTGGCCAAAGGCCTCGCCGGCGCGAAGCTCGGCCAACAGTTCGGGGGAATTTTCGGCGGCGGTGCTGGAGGCGGTGGCGGGGGCGGCGTCGCCAATGCGTTCGCCGCGCGCGGCGTGTCTGCGCTCGCCGGCGGATTCGGCGGAGGGTCGTTGGCGGCTGGCACTGTGTCGAACGGTGTGCTCGTCGGCGTCGGTGCCGGCGGTGGCGCCGGGGCGGCTCCTGCCGGGGTTGGTGCCGGCGCCGGTGGTATGGGCTTCCTGTCGAACCCGGCCTTTTGGACGAACCCGTACACGGTCGCGGCGATCGGCGGGATCGTGCTCGGCACGCTCATCTGGAAGAAGGGACTCTTCCGCGGTGGGTGGGAAGCGGTCGAAGGCAACAAGCGTCGCGACCAGCACCTGGCGCAGTGGGGCCCGCCCGGCAACGGGCCGGAATCAGGGCGTGCGAAGCTCGCCGCGTTCCTCACCGAGAAGACTGGCCAGCCTGGCGGGGGCTCGGTCCTGCGTGACTTCTCCTCCGGGGACAAAAAGAAGTTTGAGTCGGCGCAGAACACGATCGTCACGCTGGCGGAACAGTCCGGGAAGAAGAACATCAAGGCGTTCAACGTCGGCACGCCCTCACTCGACTTCGTGAACTTCGGCAAACGCACACCCGCCGAATTGCACGGAGAAGAGGCGGTCATCCCTCGTGGCAGCGGGCATCGCTTGGCGACAGAGATCGCGCGCGGGCTCGCGTCACTCCGCCTGCCGTCATTCCGCTTGCCGACGATGCGCCTGCCGATGATGGGGTCTAGCCGTGCGACCACGCCCCACGAGACGCGCGCCGCGCGCGGGGCGTCACAGATGGAGCGCCGCGAGCCGATGGCTCGTGGCGCGCAGACGGCCTTCAACGTTGGGACGCCAGGACTCGACTTTCAGAACTTCGGCGCGCGGACGACCGCCGACATGCACGGCGAGGAGGCCGTGATTCCGCGGGGGAGTGGCCATCGTCTCGCGGCCGAAATCGCGCGCGGCCTGGCGTCGTTGCGTCTCCCGGCGTTCCGGTTGCCGGTGATGCCTGTGCCGGGCCTGGGATCCAGCACGGACCCGCAACCCGATGGTCAACCGTCCGCGCGTAACCCGCAGATGGAACGTCGCGAAGGTCCGCTCGTCGGAGCACTGTCGCAGGTCGCGCGGACGCAGGCGGCCATCGTCCCAGCAATGACCTCGGCGGTGGGCGGCATATTCAGCCTGTTCGGCGCGCGGTCGAAGGATACCGAGTCTCCGGGTGGCGTCGTACGGCACCTGATCGACGCGATGGAGAAGCGAACGGACCTGGATCGTCCGGCCAGGGGTGCCTCGTCCCTGGAGGTGTTCGCCGAGGGATACGAGCGACGGACCGGAAGCCTGAAGGCGTTTGCGCCGGCGATGGTGCAGGGGCTACAGAGTAGCAACCGACGCGAGGTGCTGGCGCCGACTGAAGAGTCCCCTGCCTCAGGTGCCGCACGCAACATGAACGTGATCGTGAACGTGAACACGACCATCAACGATGCCCGCGACCTCGACATCATTCGC